CGAAGCAGAAAAATCAGATGAGGACACTGTTGAAGAAGCAGAAAAATCAGATGATGATGCTGTAGAAGAAGCAAAAGATTCAGATGAAGAAGCAGTTGAAGAAGCAACTGATGAGTCAGGTGATGAAACCGTTGAAGAAAAAGTTGGCGGTTTGGGCGATCAAGAAGAAGATTTAACTAATGCTGTCAAAGATGAGGCAGACGCACATGCTGAAGAAATTGAGCATGAAGAAACTAACGAAGATGATGGTGATGAAGATGGCGAATCAGATGACCATGATCATGAGGAAGTTGAAGACAGAGTTGACGATCTAGAAGATGCTTTAGAAGATCTTAAAGCTGAATTTGAAAAAATGATGGGCGACGAAGACAAAGACGAAGACGGTGATGACAACGAAGAAGCCGCAGGCGACTTAGAAGGCGAAATGCCATCTATGGAAATGCCAGCAGAAGAAACAGTTGAAGTTGCTGACGAAGTTGCGTTTGAAGGTTCAGAAGAAGATTCAAAAGACGGCGAAGAGCTAGAAGAAGCAACTGAAATGAAGGCTGTTGCCACTCCAAAAGGTGGAGACAACGGTGCAAACGCTAATTCCCCAGTATCATCAAACGGTGGTGCTAAGAGAATAGACGGCGCAGATCCAGTGAAAGCTGGTGGCGACGTGGCTGAAAAAGGTGGTAAGGCTCCAGCAGTTAAACCAAACCCAGACAGTCCAGCACAGGGCGACGCTAAAATGTCACCTGCACCAAAGGCAAAAGCATAATTTGATTTATAAGGAGATCGTCAGATGATAAAACCATTATTAGAAAGTTTAACTTTTGATCAAGCCGGCATGCAAGTATTACATGAAGGCGAAGGTGATAAGAAAAACTTGTTTATGAAAGGTGTATTCATCCAAGGCGGAGTAAAGAATCAAAATTCACGTGTTTATCCACTAGAAGAAATCGAAAAAGCGGTGACTTCTGTGGACGAACGCTTGAAAGGCGGTTATTCTGTACTAGGTGAAGCAGATCACCCTGAAGAATTAACAGTTAATTTAGACCGTGTGTCACACATGATTGAATCTATGTGGATGGATGGTCCAAACGGAATTGGTAAACTTAAAATTTTACCAACCCCAATGGGAAACATTGTAAAAACCCTTTTGGAAAGCGGAGCAAAATTGGGTGTGTCATCAAGAGGTACGGGTAACGTAAACGAAAGCGGCAAAGTTGCTGATTTTGAAATTGTTACTGTGGACATTGTTGCACAACCGTCGGCACCGGATGCTTATCCAAAAGCAATATATGAAGGTTTGATGAACATGAGAGGCGGAAGACGTTTATACGGTATAGGCGCAGACGCAGTTCATGATCGCAAAGCAGAAGGCTATCTTAGAGATGAGATAGTCAAATTAATAAAAGAGTTGAAGTTATAAGGAGAACTACTCATGGCAGATATTTTTAACGGAATACTTGAGTCAGATGCAATTTCAGAAGACTTGAAAAATCAGATTCAAGAAACGTGGAAATCTAAATTAGATGAAGCCAGAGAAGAGATCACTGCTGAACTTCGAGATGAATTTGCCCAACGTTATGAAAATGACAAGGGTCAGATTGTTGAGGCTATGGACACAATGCTTACTGACAGAATTACTTCAGAAATTGAAGAACTTAAGGCTGACAGAGCGGCATTGGCTGAGCAAACAGTTGCTTACAAAACAAACATTGAAAAACATGTTGGTCTAGTAGACAAATTTGTTGCTGAGCAATTAGCCAAAGAAGTAAAAGAACTACACGCTGACAGAACAAACTTGAAAGGTAATTTTGCAAAATTGGAAAACTTTGTTGTTAAACAATTAGCAAAAGAACTAACTGAATTTGAAAACGACAAACGAGCAGTTGTAGAACAAAAAGTTAAATTAGTAGCGGAAGGCAAAAAGATGATTGCTGAAGCCAAACAACGTTTTGTTTCTAAAGCGGCACAAGTTGTTGAAAAAACAGTTGAGACAAGTTTAAAAAGTGAAATATCACAACTTAAAGAAGATATCAAGGTTGCTAAAGAAAACAACTTTGGTAGAAAAGTTTTTGATGCTTTCGCCGGCGAGTATATGTCTTCTCATCTAGCCGAAGGTACTGAGGTTAGAAAACTTCAAAATGAATTAGAAACAGTTTCAGTAAACACTACTGAAGCAGAATCTAAATTAAAAGAAAAAGACGCAGAAATCGAAGCAGTTCAAATGAAGTTGAGAATTGCTGAAGATAAGAATGTACGTGAAAAAGCTCTTACAGAGTTAACTGCAAACTTGTCTAAAGACAAGCGTCGCGTAATGAACGAATTACTTGAATCTGTACAGACAAGTGATTTGAAAAAACAGTTTAACAAATACTTACCAGCAGTTTTAAATGAATCAGCACCAGCTGTTTCAAGCAAAACTATTGTTACTGAATCAGTAACAGAGGTAACTGGTAATAGAGAAGCACCTGCTGAAGTAAGTTCAGAAACAGGCGATATTGTTGAACTTAGAAAACTAGCAGGTCTAGGAGTTAATTAAAATGACAAACATGATCAATGAAAATTGGACAGAAACTAAATCAGCGTTAACAGAAGGTCTATCAGGCCAAAAGAAAACGTCAATGGAAGCTGTCCTTGAGAATACAAAGAGATACTTGGCTGAGTCAGCAACAACAGGTGCCACAGGTGCTGGTAATGTAGCGGCTTTAAACAAAGTAATTCTTCCAATAATCAGACGTGTGATGCCTACAGTTATAGCTAACGAAATCGTTGGTGTACAACCAATGACTGGCCCAGTAGGTCAAATTCACACATTAAGAGTTAGATATTCAGACGCAAAAGACGGTGTAACAGCAGGTGCTGAAGCACTATCACCTTTTGAGATTGCAAGATCTTATTCAGCAAACCCAGGTTCAGGTGCACAATCAGTACCAGCTGGTACATCAACTTCATCTTTAGAAGGTGAAGCTGGTAACAAAATGTCAATTCAAATCTTAAAACAAACTGTTGAAGCGAAAACACGTAAATTATCAGCACGTTGGACATTTGAAGCGGCACAAGACGCATCAGCAATGCATGGTTTAGATGTAGAAGCAGAAGTAATGGCGGCATTAGCACAAGAAATTACTGCTGAGATCGATCAAGAGATCCTTTCTTCACTAACATCATTAGCAGGCTCTGGTACAGCATACAACCAAGGTAACGCAACTGGTACACCAACATTTGTTGGAGACGAACATGCGGCATTGGCAGTAGCAATCAACAGAGAAGCAAACTTAATTGCACAAAGAACTAGAAGAGGCGCGGCTAACTGGGCTGTAGTTTCTCCACAGGCTTTGACTGTGTTACAATCAGCAACAACTTCAGCGTTCGCAAGAACAACTGAAGGTACTTTTGAAGCACCTACTAACACTAAATTTGTTGGTACATTAAACGGCGCTATGAGAGTATATGTAAACTCATACTTGGTAGATGATTCT